CTCCTGTTCAGGGGAAGCTGCTGGCGGCTCGGGTGACTCAGCGGCTTCATTTTAACACATCCCGATCAATCTTCGTATTCCCGATCTTCCCACGCTTGACAAACCCGCATGTCGTTGCAGATGAAGTTCAGTTTTTCGCAGCGACCACGGAACCCTGCGCCCTTGTCATAGGTCGCCAGCGGGATACGCTCAATGCGCACTTGGGTCATGAGGCTGTTGTCGTAGTATTCGCAATTGGAGCAATGCTTGCGACGAGCGTCCTTCTCGTCAACCTGCATGGCCTCTGCCAGACCGGCGTAGAACTCTTTGTTTGCGCCTGGCTCATTGGTCGGCACTTCAGGGCCATAGTTCCAGTCTGCGACTGCGACTGCGTAGTTCTTTTTATTTTCTGCGTTGGTTAAAAATTCTTCTTCCATCGGCAGGCCCATGAAGCCCTTCGGCATCATCATAAATTCTTTCATTTTCTGCTCCTTATGTGGCTGGGGTTTGCGCCGTCAATAAACCATTTGTAAATGTCATGCTGCCATCCGCACCCAATGCCGTAAGCTTGGCCGTCGTGATGGTCGCGCTAATGCCGCCCGATAACGGGTTGCCACTAGAAGCTGCCGTCAATCTGCCCTTGGCATCGACAGTTATGCTTGCAAAAGTGAAGTTGCCCGGAGTGACTGTGGTGTCGTTCAGGCTTATTGCTGGAGTCAAACCACCAGTGCTTGCAATAGGTGCTACTCCAGTAACAGCGGTCACTGGTGCAATGCCACTTGCTGCGGCTGTTACACGCCCTTGGGCATCGACAGTAAACGATGCGTAGGTGTAACTAGCTGGGGTGACAGTCGTGTTAGTAATTGCCAATGCAATGGTGCCTGCGCCATTAGTGACGCTAATCCCAGTGCCTGCTGTAAGTTTATTTTTCGCGAGTCCTGGAGTGCTACCAATCAGCAAGTCTCCATCTGTGTAAGTAGATTGACCTGTACCACCACTTTCAACCGGCAAAAGGTTAATGTTCTGAAAAAGCAACTCAAACTGTCTAATCTGCTGTTGGTCAGTCAGAAATGCAGAAAGCTGGTCTCGCGTTAAATTCAACCTGCGGGAAACGGGAGCGGTTGCCATCAGTACGCCAATGCTTCGATTTGTGCTTCGAGGCGCATGAATGAAACGTGTGCATCGCTGTCGCCTCGGAAGCGTTGAATGCGCCAATTGCGCATGTGACCCTGCTGGAACCACGCTAAACGCTTGGAGGTGCTTCCAATAGTGCCGACTGCGATGCTGCGATCTTGGCTCCAGGCCAGACCGTCCGCGCTGTAGCTGGTGCTGATCTGCGGGTTTGTGCCGAGCGCAACGCTACCGGTCAAGCTGACTAACTCCAAGCGGTTGAAGATCGCACCGTTGCTCTCGTTGTATGCGATGAGCGTGCCGAATTCCCAGCGCACTTGCTCTCCCCAGTGGTGTCCGGTGTCTTGCACCAAGTAGCCGATGGAGCTGGATTGCGGGTCTCCGACCAGCCATTTGTCGTAGGCGTAGACCAGATTTCTGGCGCGGTACTGACTGAACTCGACAACACTGGTGGTGAGCGTAAACCAGACCCGTTCTTGCAAAACCTCGGAGGCGGCTGCGTCATAGACCACGGTGCGATCTGGCAGGTGGATGTAGAGGTGTTCGTGAGCCTTATCGTTACGGGCTTCAAGCTTGACCGTGGCCAGTTGCTCCTCGGTGTAATTGAGCAGCAGATTGTCGATCTCTTGTGTGCTGATCTTTTGGGTCTGCGCTGAAACCCCGAGATAGATGCCCGGTGCTTCGTTTCGACCACCACCCAAGAAAGCGATGCGGTCAACGTAGACGCAGCAGCCGAATGTGCCGATCACACCCTTGGGGACTTGAGCGCCGTCGATGCGCTGAAATGGGAAAAGATCGCCGCCAACGTTGTCAAACACCTCGATGGTGTTGCGGTTCAGCGCATAGACCTCGTTTCGGAGTTTGAGCAAGGCCACCACGGGGTCAGGATCAACTTCGGACGATCCATATTTCAGCGGATTGACTTGGGTCGGATCGTTCAGTTCGGTGACGATCAGGAACTCGCCGTCTGTCGTCATGAAGTAACCATCGACCCAAACCACATCCAGCACCAAGCCCAAATCGGGGTCTGTGACTAGCGTTAATGTTGATCCATCCCAGTAGTAAAGCCGCCCACCTGATGCGATGGCTAGTAGGTCGAAGCTGTAGTCAAAGGTCACCAGCGTATCAGTTAGGCCTCCGACGTCTCCCAGCACGATCACAGCACCCGCGCTGCTGATTTCTACGAGCTTGGTTCCCATGATCCGGTAGCAGACGCCGTTCCAGTTGATGCCGCCACGGTCAATGCCTGGGCCTGTGCCGTTGGCCACAATGCCGTCGCCTGGCCGCAAGAACCCATTGCTGATGCCAGACTGCTTTGGCACTGGGACAAAGTTGACGGGGTAAGCGGTGCGCAGCTCTGGGGCGTTGTCAGCGTAGATGCCGTTGAGGATGGGTATCTGCATCACTTAGCCTTGTTGCGTTCAGAGATGCGCTTGGCCTTGGCCTTGGCATCAGCCTTGGACGATGCGCCCCACGCCTTGAGACTGAGCAGCAGCCGGGTCGGTTCGCCATCCTTGTACTCTGGGCCAGGGTTGCCGCCCATGCGAGCCAAGAACGATGCCCTGCGTGGATTGTCACCAGTCTTGACTGGTGGCTTCAAGTTCATGCCATCGGCCTTGGCAGCAGCACGGCCCTTGGCGTTCAATCCGCCCTTAGGGTTCTGGCCTTCTTTGCGTGCGTAGGCCGGGGATGGCTTGGTGGCCATTACGCCGCCACGCCTTTGATCACTGCAAAGTTGAACACCGGGGTCTCAGTCGTCGTGCCACCAGTGGTTCGAAATGTGATGTTGAAACTTCCAGCCGCCACCGCAGTGACCATCAGGTCATACAAATCAGTTCCTGATTTCTGGTTCAGGATGATCACATCGGTTGCCGCCACAGTGGTATTGGTTACGGTAAAGGTCGTGGCGACTGTTGTGCCTGCTGCGCTGAAGAGCGTGATGGCACCCGTTGTCTTGGCAAGCGTCACGCCTGTGGTGCGGCTTGTGATTTGGGTGACAGCACCGCCAGCGCCCGTTGCGTAGCCTACGCCTGCCGTGCCGGTTGATGCAATCACTCCCGTTGCGGTCAGGCTCGTGCCGGTGGCTGCGCCGATGACTGGTGTCACCAAAGTCGGCGTGTTGGCAAATACTGCCGCCCCTGTGCCTGTCTCGTCTGTCAGGACTGCCGCCAAGTTTGCACTAGATGGGGTTGCAAGGAATGTTGCGACATTCGCAGCCAGGCCAGAAACGCCAGTTGCAATCGGCAAGCCAGTGCAGTTTGTTAATGTTCCGGAAGTCGGCGTACCGAGAATCGGAGTCACCATGACCATGCTGGTGCTGGTGCAGGCGCTGATGTTTCCGCTGGCCACTGTGCCCAGCGCAGGTGTCACCAATGCAGGGCTTGTGAATGTTCCGGTGCTGACTGTTGGATTGGTGATTGTCGGGGTTGTCAGCGTTGGGCTGATGTTGAAGACCAACACGCCTGTGCCCGTTTCATCGGTCATTGCTGCAAGCAAGTTCGCACTTGACGGGGTTGACATCCAGTTTTGCACGCCAGCGGCATATACCGTTTCAGCGTTGATCTGATACCAAGAGTTCGTAGGCTGGTAAAAGCGAATCGCTGTTGCCGTACCAGCTGCCAAGGATGTCACACTGCCATAGATAGCCGATGCGCCATTCAAAGCGAGCGTCAACGAGGTGATCTGTTGCGTGGTCGTGATCAGCACCGAAGTGCCGTCAGGCACGCCAGTGTTCAATGGCAGAGTGATCGTGCCAGTTGCCAGCGTGCTAGCGGGTTGCAGCAGCATCCACTGGTCGTTGCTGACAGGGGTTGGCACGGTGATGTTGAAGCCATTGCCAGGCACAAACAGATTCACCGCCAGCGTTGGCGAGGCGAAGCTCTGCTGGAAAAACGTCAACAAACTGCCAATGGATGTTCGGCGAGCATCGCCATTGTTGGGCGAGTAAACAGGTAACTGGTCGCCGCTTGAAATTGTGTTCAGGACTGGCAGTTGATTGATCGTTGGCATGATTGTCCTTAATAGTACTCAATAGGCCCATCAGGGCCAGCAGTGACTGGGTTGGCTGGTGGCCTAATAAACGGGTTGTCGTAGACCCGCCACGGCTTGTTGCCAGCACCGGCAGGCATGGTGGCCGGCAGTTGCTTCTCAAGCGGGAACGTGGCCCTTTGCAGCAGGATGTCATAGCCCTGCTTGGCCGTGGTCTTGGTCTCCATCATCACCTGCTTGCCGTAGGACGGAGCCAGCCTGATGCCCAAGGCACAAATGATGGCCTCATACGCCGAATCAGGTACGAGCGTTTCCTCATCAAGGTCGCTGTCCTGTGGGCTGGATGGCAATGGATAGCCCAGACGGATGCCCTTGGCGTTCCAATCTCCCATCATTGCGTCAAGGCGGCGCAGGGCGGATTCAAGCTGCTCGGGCTGTAGATCAAACACATAAGACGCAAGCCCGATTTCCTCGAAGGCGGCGCTTATGAATTGTCGTTTTGTGTAGCCCATGCTGCTTCCTCGATGTGTTTCAGAAGTGTCGCATCCGACCAGCGTTTTTCGACCTTTATCCCGATCGCTTTAGCCTGTTGCAACATTTCTTCGCGGGTTGGTGGGCCTTCTTCCACAGAGGTTTCAATCTCATGGACTTCCACAACCTGTCTGCCAATTGGCGATGGACGCACTTGCTTGATCGCTTTGCGCTCAATGGTCTGCGCTTTTTTCAGCTTGCGCTTTTGCAGCCGCAGCTCGCGCCACGGGGCAAGAGCTTTGGTCTTGACGATTGCGGCTGACTTGATCATTTTTTCATCGGTGCTTTGCTTGGCTTGCCTGCGGCTTTTGCCGACTTGCTTGCCATCCCAAGTGCCATCGCCACAGCTTGCTTTTGTGGCTTACCAGATTTCATTTCCATCTTGATATTTTTGGAAACGGTCTTGTCTGAATAACCTTTTTTCATTGGCATTTTGCGCTCCATGTAAAACAGGCCGACATCTCTGCCGGCCTGTCTTGTTTAACCGCCGATACGATAAACGATGAAGGTATCAGCCGCAGTCTTGCGAAGACGGAAGCGTGCAGATGCCCCAGACGTTGCAGCCGTTGTAGCAGCACCCACAATGGTCACGCCAGTGTTGACCGTGATGGTCAAAACAAACGCAGCCAGAGTGAGAACGGTGAAGTCGAACGAATCACCAATGGCCCATTCGGTCGCCAGGTCAAGGTTTGCACCCGTTGGCAGTTGGATGCTTCGAGCAGTCGTTGGCGTCGCCGTCACGATGCCAGTCAGCACGTTGGCTGCTGTGGCAATCATCGAGGCACCATCAGCTATGTCAGCAGGCGCACCCTGAGGCTGCCAGTTGCCATTGTTGTTGATGTCAGGTGCAACACCCACCGAGTAGTACGCACCCGATGCGCCGGCCTGAATGGTCACGTTGGTGGCATTGGTGAACGCGCCAGACACATAAGTGGTTTGACTTTCAACCACGGTCAACAAGTCTTGTGATTCAGGAAAGTTTGGATAACCAACTTCCTGAAACACGCTTGCTGGCGAGTATGCTTGAACGGCAATCTTCTCGCCTGCTGGCACGGTAACGGTAGCAGTACCTTGTGCAAAAATTACGTTGTAGCTCATGATGGCTCCTTATGCTTGATTGAACAGCAAGATACCAGACATTTCTGGTTGCTTGTTGACCACGCCGAACAAGGTATCGAGACGATACTTGGTCTTCATGGTGTTGACGTCGTACTGCTTTTGCATGACCAGCTCGATGCCTTGGTCGGTGCTTGCACGCATCACTGCGACACCAGCATCAGACGGGACAGCGTAACGGCCAGGCAGAATCTCCAGAGCATCCTTCTGCCAGAAGCAGTTCACCGGTGCAGTGGTGGTATTCAAGCGGTTGATGGTGCGACCAGCAGCAGCGGTGACGATGCAGTTCTGGTATTGCAACTCAGCGTCAGTGCCACCCTGTGCCGAGATGATCGGTGGGGTGATGACGCAAGTGGTTGCATTGGTCACGCTCACGACACGGAAGGTCTTCGAGAAACCCGTACCTTGCTTAGTGATGTGATGCACAGCCTCAACGCCTGTGATCTCGATGGCAGTACCAGCAGGCAGGTCGGTGGTGCTGGACACGGTAATCGTTTGGAAACGATTATCCACGTTGGCAGTTTCACCGGTCACCGCAGTCGAAGTTGCGACAGGAACATAGTAATTCAAAGCCGCAGCCAAAGTGCTCATCGTCGGATCAGCGCCAGTTGCGCCGGTGAGGCGATTGGCGTAGTCCAGCTTGTAGGTCTCAAAACCAGCGACCTGGCCGACGAACGAACGCTCGAAGGCGGTGTTGGACTTGGTTCCAGCGAAGCTGCGGGACACAGAAGCACCACCAGCGCCACCAGCGATGTTGCCAGCGATGCCGTTGTAGTCGCGTGAAGACAGGGCCAAGTAACGGTCAAAGGCTTGGACGCCCTGCTCGTTCATGATCGAGTCGCACAGGGCCACATCGTCATAGTCACCAGCAGCGGTGCTCACGGTAACGACCAGCGAACCAAGGTTCGCAGCAGTGTTCATAATGGCGATGTTGATGTCGGATGCCAGCTTTTGCTTTGCAGCTTCGCCCAGACGACCTTCTTGCAGTGCATCACGCAGCTCAAGTGCGTCCAGGATGAACGGCACGGACTTTTGGAAGCCGAGCGTTGCAGGGACGGAAAGCTGGGTGTATGCGCCGAAATTACCGGTCTGGTCCATGCCATCGTACGACTGTGCGATGTACGGCTGTGGACGATAGATGACGTTGTTCGTCCGCTCCATCATCGAACCTTCGGTGTTGTAGATGGACACGTTGCGGGACAAAACCAGCGCGTCGTTGAAGCCTTCGAGGATGTCCTCGAACGCTACGCGCTCTTCCTTACTGAATGAATTGCTCATGGAAAACTCCTAGTGGTTTATTTGGATGCTGATCGCTTCTGCGCCTTGTACGCAATGACCTTGGTCATGTTGCCAGTACGGGACGCATCTTCTCTCAGCCGCTCAAGGGTTGAGTCTACTGCGCCAGAAACTCGTCCCGTACCGGACACGATTCTTTCTGGCGGTGGTGCTGCTCTGCGGTTGGTAACTTTCAAATCTTTCTCCAGTTTTGCAACCGCAAAGGCGAACTTTACGGGGTCTTTGATGGCTGCCAGCTCTTGCGCCTTCTTTGGATTCTTTCCGAGTGCGTAGACGACCAGCGCGGGGTTATCCGCACCTTGGAGCATTACACCTTGCTGGGTGACGTTGAACAATTCCTGGGCCGCAGCCTCGGCATCGTCAAAGTCTTTGACTCGCAGCTCGGCTTTCGCCTTACCGTAGCCCTCCAGTTTGGCTTGCCAGGCTTTCTGCTGGGTCATAACTTCAGCTTCTTGCTTGGCGTTGACATCATCAGCCTGGCGTTTACGCTCAAACCAATTCGTCAGTGCTTCCTCGAACTTCTCGGCATCGTAATCGTGATCTTCTAGGTTCGGCTTCTTGCCCAGCACGACTGGTTTGATCTCAGTCGTAGAGGTTTGGAGCTTGCCTTGCAGTTCTCGATTTTGGCGTTGTAGTTCTCGGTTCGTCTTGCGCAGCTCGCGTACCCATTCAGGTGCTTGAGTCTGTTCTTCTTGAGGTGGCGCGTCCTCACCGATGGATACGACAACTTCGTCGGATTCCTCGCCGTCGTCTTGGTCTGTGGCCTGATCGCCTTCGGCTTGCGCCTCTGGCTGCTCGGTGGCCTCGTCCTCGATGACTGCGGTATCTTCGTCGTTATCGATCTCCTGATCTGCCTTTTGCTTCATCTTTTACCCCGTCTGAAACTCGCCCATTGATGCGGCTGGGTGGATGCCGTTTGTTGAATTATAACCTATTTAAATTATCAAACAGGCTGAATAATCTGGCCTCGCATTATTTCCTGCACCGCTTCTGCGTTGGCCATCGCCATCTTCTGAGCAGTTTCGTCGACCTGGCTCAGGGTCTCCAGTGTCTTGGCCCGGCTAAGTTCAGCGTCGGCCACGGTCTTGACCGTACTAGCGCGAGCCTGGGCTGCCTTGGCGGTGGCCTCCTCGGCTGCGGCTTGCAGGTACATGGCATTCGGGTCTTGCGGCTGATTTTGCATCTCGGCCATGAGTTCCTGCGCTTCTTCGTCTGTCGGCTTGACCACACCCATGCGCAAGAGCTTCTTGCGGAAGTAGGTGTTGGCGTCGCTGATACCCTCGCCTTCCATATTCATCATGGCCATTGAGGTGATGACTTGCTGGGTCTCTGGGTCTTGCGTGATCTGGAGCATGCCGGTCAACGCCCTAACTGTGGCAGCACGCTTGCTGCTGCTGGATGGCCCGACTTCGGACACCACATCAAATGTCGCAACACTCAAGTCGTTGGCCATCACCACCGCGCCTGTTTCCGTGTCGATCGTGGGCTGCATCAGCTCCACCATCCCAGCTGCGCCAGTCGGGGCGATCGTCTTCATCTTGCGCTTGTCTTCGATGTAGATTTCCTTAGCCATACTCAGCCAGATCTCGCCGCAACGTTTCATGCCCTTTGCAAAATTGCTCATGTAGATGAACGTCTGCATGTCAATGCGAGTCTGAATCATCTCGACAGCTTTGCCAGATACGTTAGACACCATCTTGTCAGCCCCCTGGGGGTTGCCCAGGATGTCCTGCATGTCTTGCTCGGTGATCTGCAAGAGCGTTGCCATAGCAGCTGGAATTGCTGCGCTGCGGGTATAAGCAACGGGGCCAGCGACCGTTAGATTTCCGTCTTGATCGGTGATCGGATTGACCAGCAGATACGGGTAATCGCGCAGGTTGTCTTCGGCCCACATGACTTGATGCCCGGCAACTTGCTCTGGGGTCAGGATTGGCTTCTCGATGCTGGACAGGGCTGAAATCTCGCCCAGCTTAGAGAGCTGCATGTTCTTCAGTCGCTGGGCATCCTTGGCCAGGCGCACAGCGCCCATGCAACGCTCGATGTTGTCGACAAACCAGCGTTTGCCGTACACCGGCACGATGGGTATGCACTTGCCTGCGATGTAGCCAGCATCTTCCAGCACCCTGCCGCCCGACATGATGTACTTACGAACTCGCATACGCTTGACACGCTTTTGGCGAATCTCGCGGCTACCGATGGCTAGCAGGGTTTGTTCCAGCATTTCGTCGTTCGTGAAGTCTTGCGGACTGTAGCGTTCCTCAGTTCCATCAACACCTTCGAAGATGCGGATCGTCTCGGTCTTTTCCTCGACTTTGTAGTATTCGGCAACGAACACCACGTCAGGGGTCGCCCAGTCGAACTCGTACTGGTGGATGATCTTGGGCCAGTCTGCCGGGTCGTCGTCGTAGGTTTCTTTGTAACTCTCGCGGGTCATGCTAGTGACCACGAAGCAATACTTGGCGTCGGACTTGTCCTGGCGTTTGGCGTTCAGGTCAAAGAAAACCGAGCTGTCGGCATCAAAGATCGGCTCAAAGCGGATCCGCTGACGATCGTCCTCTGGGTCTTCTTCGTCTTCGTAGACGGTGCGCAGCCGCCACGCACCGAAGCCGCCGCCCACAGCCTCCTCGAAGGCGTTGTCGTAGGCTTCGTCGGCCACGGATGCCTGCTCATCTGCGCGGTAGAGACCGTCGCAGACTTCGGCCAGCTTGTCGTTTTCAGTGCCGTCTTTGCTGACGTAATCGACAGTGATGCGATTGTTGCGGTACTCGTTGACGATGCGAATGACCGCCAGCATGATCTTGTTGACTTCAAACTTGGGCTTGTTCTCGTATTGATCCCAAAGTGGGCCTTCCCACTGTGCGCCGCAAAGACTATAAAAGCGTCGGTCTTGCAAGCATTGCAAGCGTTCATCCCTCAGTGCAGTTTGGATGTCGTTGTACTGCCGCAGAGCATCATCGTGCAAGTTCGAGAGCCGCTGGTCGTTGGTAAGTCGGGCCACGTTAGGATTCCTCAATTAATGCGATTATATCACCACTTTTTAACATTGGCGATGGGCGTGAAAATCGCTGACCTTGTAACGGCTGTACGCCGAACGCCTTCACAAGCGTAGCGTAAGGCGTCAATGACGTGATTCTTTTTGTCCTCAAGCACTGGCAATATCTTGCCGGTCAATGGGTCTGTTTTGTAGCTGTACAGGGTCAGCTCATCAATCGTATGAATGCAGCGCGGATGAACCACGATGTCATAACTCTTGAGAAACTGGATGCCCTCCTCGACCGATTTCGGGCCTTTGACGGCTGTCATGATCTTGGGGAATCCGTTCTTGCGCATATGGCTGATCGTCTCAGGCCTGGCTGAGTCGGCCACGATGGGCCACTTCTCTGACTCGGGCACTTGCATGAACAGCTCGGGTGTGTTGACGATCTCGCAGCCGACCATGTAGGTCTCGTAGTCAATGTAGAGCGTGCGCCCGACAATGTGACAGCGCACCAACGTGGTCGGATCGACAGAGAAACCCCAGTCAGCACCAAACCGGTGAATAGCGTCAGGCGGCGCGTCGAAGTCCTCAATGCGCCAATTCTTGAACACTCGGCTGTTGCTGTTGGTCAGATACTGACCCATCCAGACGTGGCTGTACTTGTCCGAGTCACGCCGCTTGTCATATTCCATCTCGTCCTTCAGGACTTGAGGAAACCAAGGGTTATCGGTGAAATTAACTTTTAAGACGTTTGAATCTTTAGGCGGTGTCGGGCCACGCAACAGGAAGTCCACCGGGTCGGACTGCAGGCGCGGGTTCCATGTGAACCACAATTCGCTGTCGGGCTTGCGGATGGTTGGCCGCAGCAAGTCGAGACTGGTCTGGCTCAGGGACTGGGCCTCTTCCACCCAGGCGCAGTCGTAACCCTCGAGCGACTTGATGCTGTCGGCGGTGTGGTTCTGCATGCCTTGGAAGATGATCGCGCCGTCGCCCTGCCTGGACTTAATGACGGAATCTTGAACTTCGAAGAACGCACCAGCATTCATGTCCTGAATCTTGGTCTCCAATAATCGCTTAACGGACTGATTCAACGATCTCTGAATCTCACGCACACAGACACTACGCCGCCTCTGG